CCGATGCGAGCCGGAACAAAAAACATAAAAAATAATATATACTCAAAAAGTACTCAGCCCCCTTAGTAGGGGGTTGGGGGTATGAAAACTAACCAAAGGTAGAAATCATGAAACGCAAATCAATGTCCCGTAAAACCTCTAAAAAACTGTTCACAAAAACAGCATCTAAAACCCACTGGAAAAACGTATCGCCCCGACCACAGCGCGGCGGGATTCGTATGTAGCATGCCTTGCTACTCGCCACTAAAGGGTTATAAAGATGAAGAAACAGGCGGTATCACGTTCCGACGTGAAAAGACCAAGGAAACCATGGAAGTCAGTTGCGGTCAGTGCCTTGGTTGCCGCCTCGATCGTTCTCGCATGTGGGCCATGCGAATCGTCCACGAATCAGCTCTGCACGAAAACACTAATGGCAATAGCTTCATCACTCTTACTTACAGACCACGAGACGACTGTACCGTCGACCAACTTAGAAAAGGTCAACATATCCCCGATAATTGGTCATTATCAGCACCCAAACGCGATGAAAACGGAAAACAAACCCAAGGCTCTCATTTCCAGTTATTCATCAAGCGACTACGAAAAAGGCTACCAGGTCAAAAAATCAAGTATTATCAGGCCGGCGAATACTCACCAACATGCAAACACGGCTTCAATCTGGACCTGCAATCATGTCCCCTCTGCAACCTCGGACGGCCACACCATCACGCAATACTGTTTAATGTCACATTCCCAGACCTTGAACCCTACGCCCAGGACGGAGACACCATCAGATATACATCCAAGTCCCTGGAGGAAACCTGGGGCTATGGATTCGTCGACGTTGGAGAAGTAACATTTCAAAGCGCTGCATATGTCAGTCGCTACATAATGAAAAAGATCACAGGAAAACAAGCGGAAGAACACTACCAAAACACAGATGAACAAGGGGAAATTCATGAGATACAGCCGGAATATAGCTCTATGTCTAACGGTATTGGAAAAGACTTTTATCAGAAATACAAAGCGGATTTCTTCCCATCTGACGAAGTACCTATACCAGGCCAAGGAGTGGTACCTAAAGTACCCAGATACTACGAGGAACAATACAAAAACACTGATCCCGACGATCACGAACAACTTAAAAAAAGGAGAATCCAATACAGAAATGAAAACATCGAGGAGTACTCTCCAGAACGATTACACGATAAATACAAAGTAAAAAAAGCACAGACAAACAAACTACTTTCGAGGAAATAAAAATGGCACAGCACGTATTCTGCTCAATATTTGACAAAGCAACTCAAGCATATATGCGCCCATTTCAGGCACCTACCGTAGGCGCAGCGATGAGATCATTCGAAGACGACGTTAGAAATCCGGAATCACCAGCAAATGCTCACCCAGAGGACTACGCCCTATTTCAAATCGCAACATTTGACGATCAGTCAGGGTTAATGCAACCTATAGAACCTATCTGCCTCCGCAGAGCACACGAAATAAACCAAGGTAACCAATAATGCGTTCAGTAATGGAGCACACATTCTCAGAAGTACCACGCGCGGACATTCCGCGCTCAACCTTCAATAGATCACACGGATTGAAAACAACTTTTGACGCAGATTGGCTGGTACCAATTCTAGTCGACGAGGTACTACCAGGAGACACATTCAACGTAAATACAACGCACTTCGCCCGGGTAGGATCCCCATTCGTACACCCACTGCTCGATAATCTGTATATCGACACGTTCTATTTCTTTGTTCCTAAAAGACTTTTATGGGACAACTGGGAAAAATTCTGCGGAGCACAAACAAACCCTGACGACACTATTGACTATACGATTCCGAAAATCGGAGCAGCAACAACGCAAGACCTAACAGGCAACGGCAGGCTTAATAACTTACTCGATTACATGGGGCTTCCCCGTGTATCTTCTGTCAATTTGAGCGAATTCTCTGCATTACCGCTCAGAGCATACAACTTGATCTGGAACGAATGGTTCCGGGATCAAAACTTACAAGATTCGCAGCCGGTGCAAACAGGCAATGGCCCCGATACCCCCGGTTCAGACTATCTACTTATGAAACGGGGCAAGCGGCACGACTACTTCACATCAGCATTACCATGGCCGCAAAAAGGCGACGCGGTAGGTTTACCTCTCGGAATCGATGCACCAGTACTAGGTATCGGCAAACTAACGCAAACATTCGGAGCAGGGATAACTGTTTACGAATCAGACGGCACAACTTCTGCTTACACAGCCGGACAGGATATAGTCGGAACACCAAATGACAAACTAGTCTATCTGGAAGAAGATCCCGACAATGCAGGATACCCACACATTAGGGCCGACCTCTCGGCCGCAACCGCTGCAACCGTCAACGATCTTCGCTTAGCGTTCCAAACTCAAAGATTACTTGAGCGTGACGCAAGATCAGGCACCCGATACGTCGAAACTATCCTTGCACACTTCGGAGTCACCGTACCGGACTTTAGGGTTCAAAGACCCGAATTCTTAGGCGGTGGAAGTGCACCAATCAACCTTAACGAAGTACCTAACACTTCAGACACAGCAACAAAAGAACAAGGCGAACTTGCGGCGTACGGAACAAGCAACGGACGTGCTGGATTTACAAAATCATTCGTCGAACATGGCATCATAATCGGACTAGCTAACGTCCGCGGCGATATCACTTATTCACAGGGCGCAGAACGCATGTGGTTTAAAGATACGAGGTATGATTATTACTACCCCGTACTCTCTCAGATCGGCGAACAAAGCATCCTGAACCGTGAAATCTTTTACCAAAACACAGCAGACGACGAAGGCGTATTTGGATACCAAGAAAGATATTCGGAATACCGCTACAAGCCATCAAGACTTACCGGATTATTCAGGGTCGACGTTGCTACTAACCTTGCCTCCTGGCACCTATCGGAGGATTTCACTACACTCCCAGCGTTGGGCGATACATTCATTCAATCTAATACAGGAACACCACTAGACAGGGCAATCTCCATCCCTTCCGAACCCCAAATAATCGCAGACTTCTTCTTCGACATGAAATGCGCAAGACCCATGCCACTGTATGGCGTGCCCGGCAACTTGGATCACTTCTAATGGTCTGGGGAACAGTACTCGGCCTCGCTGCAGGGGCCGTGGGCGGTGCGATATCCGCTAAAGGACAGCGGGACGCTAATGACACCAACCTGCAGCTTTCTGCAGAAAACCGAGCATGGCAAGAACGCATGTCAAATACAGCCGTTCAACGGCGTATGGCGGATATGCGAGCAGGCGGTATAAATCCGATACTCGCTGCAAAGTATGACGCCTCAACACCAGCTGGTAATGTTGCCATAATGGGCAACGTCGGAAGCGCTGGCGTAATGGGCGCCACATCAGCAATACAAGCGGCCAACTTAACCCAGCAAACACAAGCAAACACAGAAAAAATCGACCAGGAGATCGAGAACCTCGCGGTTCAAGAAGGACTTACAGAGGCCCAAACTGAAAATGTCAGAACACTGACAAAGCAAGCACAAGCCCAAGTGGAGCTTCTCCGTAAACAGGGACTAAAAATCGACTACGAAAATATTGCAGGTGCAATTATTTCCGAGTTCCAAAGCGAAAATCCAGGGCTTACGATTGCACAAGGCTTTGGTCTTGACGCATCCGCCCTATCCTCATTCCTATCCGGACTACTAAGGAAAAAATAATGTCACAGATGACAACATTCAAATCGGACGCCTATGAAGATGGACGCACAAAGCAGTCTTTCAAAGACTCAACCGACATCAATAAACTACTAGCAAAAGCCGCTAGGGGAGAATCGATCTCCCACCTAGCAAAGCACGGCGCGGTATATTCTGATTTCTCAGATATCGACGACCTGCTACATGCACACAGTAGACTTCAGAAGGGTCGTGAAATT